TGCGCGGTTGTATTTGTGGCCCTGCTGTGGTGCAAGGTAACGGAATGCTGATGCAATACCGTTGCCGTCAGTAGCAAATCCTACAAGGTTCTCGCCGTTGGCTGGAACTGCGTTGGACATGAGGATCTTGAAACCGTGAAGCATTGGGATGTCGCCAGTTTGGATGGCGTTGTATCCGTATCCGCTGGTATCTTTGATGGCACCAGCTTTGCGAAGTGCTGCGATGTAAGATGGAGAAAGGATCAAGTAACGATCATCACCCCAATCTGCGCCGTCGCAATCTTCTGCCACGTCGGCAACGTCGTCCTCATCAAATGTGCTGGCAAGTCCGGTGAAGGATGCTGCACCGAAGTTGGCGGCAGTTACTTCGCTCCAGATATCTTGAAGCACGGTCTTGGCAAGTAGGTTACCTTTACGGCGACCGAACTTCTCCATTGTCAGGATGCTTGAGCTGGCGATCTCTACGTCGTCAAGTCCCCAAGATACATACTTGGGCTGTCCGAGTGTGAGTTCGATGGAGTCGCTGTCAGCGTCTTGCACTGTGTAGGCTCCGTGTGATGTCTTATCAAGTGCAGCGTCGATGGCGGTGTTGTCGCGCATGATGCTTACTTTTTCGCCCCTGCGTGCTGCTTCAGAACTGAAATCAGTAGTGAATGCGGTAAGAGGTGCGATTGCGGTGGTGTAACCCTCGAGCACGGATTGTGCTAGGATATCGTCGTTGATGCCTGTGATTGAGTTGGCCATGGTATTATTTTTTTAGTTGTTTGGTGGTGATTAAACCGAAGCCTTGATTGCGGCTTCGTTCTCGCGCCAAAATGCTCCAGCGGCTGCTGGGTTGGTGGCTTTAAGATTTGTGTATTGTGTGTAGAGGTCGTCGGTCTCATCGTCTGCGATGGTTGCGACTGGCTCAGAAACGCCAAGCTCTTGCATACGAGCAAGTGCGGCGCTGCTTACCTTTTCCTCGAAAGATTCTTGTGCTTCCTTACTTTCTACGAGTTCGGCTCTCACCTCTTCAAGCTCGCCAGTAAGTTTGGCATTTTCGATGGTTGCTTCAGCAAGCTCGGCGGTGCGTGTTTCCAATCTCTCGGATACCTCTGCCATTTGCTCGGTGATGTTGATGATGTCTGACTCTCTCTTGGAGATTGTCATTTCGTGCTCTGTCACCTCGGCCTTAGTGGCTTCGAGTTGATCTTTTAGGTCGTGGTCATTTTTGAAAAGTGCCATAGTTTTTTTGGTTGTTGGTTATGTTACTAGTTGCGATTTCAACTTAGATTCCTTTGATGATGGTTTGACGTGCGTATTCGTATGAGGATATTGCGTCAACAAGTCCGAGGCTTTGTGCGCGGTCGCCTTGATACCAGCCTGCTCTGAACACCTCTGGATCAACGCTGCGGTTGCTCTCTACGTGATTGCGGAACTGCTCGCCGTGTGCGTTGATCTCTTCTTGTAAGAACTCACGTTGTGCGTCTGTCATTGGTGAGTCGCGAAATGTGCCTTTGAGGTCTGCGCCTTCGTTGGTGAGCACTTCCATCTTGTAGCCCATTGCTTCCATTAGCTCTGCGTCGTCCATCCACGCCATGACGGTGCCGATGTTTCCTACGTCTGCTGATGGGCTGGCAACGATAGCGGCTGCTGATGCTGCTAGGTGATATGCTGCACTACATGCCATGCCGTCGCAGTATGCGAACACTGGCACGCTTGATGCTGCGATTGCTTGGCTTGCTTCTTCTAGTCCTGCGACTGTGCCTCCTGGTGAGTCAACGCGCATTAAGATAGCTTTTGAGTCTTGGGCTGCGTCAATCTCTGCAATGATGGAACGATAATCTGTGCTGCCAATCTTCTCATAAATAGCTGGTGCATTGTCAATCAATGCGCCCTTGACGTCGATGTGTGCGATGCCGTCTTCGTCTTCGCTGAGTGCTTGGCGAGGTGAGAAAAAGTCAGCATAGTCAATGTCTGATTTTGCTGCGCGTATGCTCTCAAGCAATGCACACATTCCTGGTCGTGTGATCGCCCATGCGCCTCTGAGGAAGCTTGTGTTATTCGTTGGAATCATTGGTCTGGTTTGGTTGTTCGTTAGGTGTCAACATTTGCAACTCTCGGTCGTCAATATCAACGCCGAACTTTGCTTCGTATTCTTCTTTGATGGTCTTGCGCTCGATAATCTCAGCACAACGCTCGCGGATATGCTCTGCGTGTGTCTTGCCTTTCTCTTGCAAGATGCCTGTCATGTTGACTGCACCTAGCTTGTATTCGTCGGCTTGTGTTTTTGAGTCGTTGCGCGGATCAATGGAAAGCTTTGGCGGCATTGTGAAGTCCCAGCGATACCAGTCTTCTGATGCTGGAAGTAAGCCGAGCTTGATTGCCTTGGACAATGCCCAGCCAACAATGCGTCGAGCTGGTCTGCGTAGCACGTCTTGACGCGCTTCAACGCTGGAGCGTGCGCGTGCTTGGATATTTCTGATGGTTGTTCCTGTGACATTCTCTGCCTTCCATACTAGCTCCACTGGCCACGGGATGCCGGCGAGTGCTTCGCGTATAATGCGATCCTGGAATTTATCCCACATATCACCTGGTCTTGAATGGTCAATGCTCTCAAGCTTGCTGCCGCTGTTGCTCTTAAAGTGACGCACCATGCCTCCGCTGTAGCTTTGAACTGCAAGCCTGTCAGTGTCGCCGACTTCGCCTGTGAGGCTTACGCTTGGATCGTCGAGGTCGACGCCACCTGTGTCTGAGTATTCAATGAGTGCATGAGATGATACCATCATCTGCGCCATCAACTCCCATTCTTGTGATGTCTTTGCCTTGCGAAGCTCATGGATGGCGTGGCTCAGTGCTGGGATGCCTCTGCCTTGATTGTGCCATTGCGGGTCGGCAATATGCACCATATCTTGTGATGAAATATATTGATCGCTGCTTGCTTCGTTACCAAGCACGCAGTATGCGACTGGTGATCCGTTGCGGTTCTCAACGACTCCGTTGCGGATTCTGTTGCCACGATAAGCGCCAACGAGTAGAATATCCTCTTTAACGCTGGATTGGCGTGTGCCAACTCTATGCGCTGGGATGTGCTGAATCTGTGGATAACCCGACTCTGTCTCGGTGAGCAGGATGAAGACGTCGCCATCGCGGTCAACTGCCACGCTGTTCATCTTTAAAGATGTGCGGAAGTCCTGCAAGTTGCCTTGCACGTCGCAGACATTAAACCAGCTTTGCAGCCATTCTTTTGCTGCGTCGCCGAACTCGTTGTCTTTGCCTTTAAATTCTGGTTCCCATGCTCTGCCGACTACTCCATCAGCCTTCTGCATGATAGCACCGCGAGGGACGCCGAAGTTTGAAAATATAACGCGAGACTGTGACATGGTCGCACGATGGTCGGACTGTGTAAACAAGTCATCCAGGTCGCGTGCAAAGTCTGGCATCCAAGGGACACCGCGTGTGTATCTGTCGCTGCTGCTGACTAGCTTGCGCTGGTGTTCGGTCGGTCGTCCGTTGCTGTCTAATATGTTCATATTAAAATTGTCCGTAACTTCTGCCGGTGTGGTTGATTCCTTCGTCAATCATCTGCAATGCTCTATCAAGACAGCTTGCCCATTCTGCATTTGTCATATTAGCCATTGATGAGAACGATGCACCATTGGCGCTGCCGCTTACTACGTCAGAACCTTTGTTCGCTGCAATCTCTTCGATTGCGTCATCAAGCCACGCCTCCATGCGTGCTTTGTTTTTTGCACTTCTCGCGCCGTAGCGACGAAGCGTCTGAATGAATCCCGAAGCAATAGCCATTACAAATGGCTTTCATTTCAACTATTCGGCTTCAACTTGTGCATCAAAGGCAAATACTTTATAAATTGAGGCTGCGATGATCTGCATTGTCTCACAATCCCAAAGGTGGTTTCCTACGTGTGGCTTGCTGACAACGTATCGCCACTTGCCTGGTGATGCCTCTCGCTTGACTTCGTTCTGCATCTGCTTGAGATACTCTTTGCTGTGGTCAACGCCAATCTGCCAGCCGTTGCCCTCGCCTCTCATGAGTGCAGAGAGTGTGTCCTTTGCAAGTAAGTTTGAGAACTTGACATATTTATAATAAACTCCTGTGTGGGTTCTCGCTCGTTGAATTGAGGAGAACGGTTTGATAACTCTGCGCTTGCCAATCTTGGTGGCGTATCCATTCGCCTCTTCACCAAGTAAGCAGTTCCACGGGTTCGGATCGTCTGCGGTTACTGACTTGCGACATTCCAACGCTACTGTGTCCGGTCTGTAGCCACGGTCAACAAAGACGCAACGATTCGGCACCTTCATTCTGTCTCGTAACATTCGCAAACCTTCCCACTCGTCGATCTTACCTTCATACAATAAGCGGCTCTTGCCTTCAATGCTCCAAGCTCTAATGACTACCCAAAAGTGGTCTTGCTGGACGTCCACTGTCATAAAGCGAAAGTTCTCAAACTCCCATTTCTGCCCATCGAAATACTCTGCCATGCGATATGCGTCTGTTGCTCCTTTAAGCGTGACAGTCTCATTCGGCTCAACCCATGACTGCGCTAGTCGCTTTTGGATGAACTGCCGCAATGGTGCAAGGTTGAGTCTCTTGCGTGCGTCCTGTGCTGTGATCCACTCCATGACCAGCTTGCTCCAGTCAATCCACCAGACTGCCATTGCTGGGTATGTTGCTGCGATGCGTCCTGGCTTGGCGTTGTTGTTGCGGCTGACGTATTCTCCGCTTGCTGACAGTGTGCGTCTGACCTCTGCTTTGTCTTCAAACTTTTCTTTGCAGTCTTCGTTGGCGCATTCGTAATGAACCGACTTCTTGATCTCGTCCCAGTCCCACTCCTCCGCTTCGTTCTTAATGTGCTTGAACTTCACCTGCTTCCATTGATACGTCTGGCGCTCGTCGCATGATGGACATTTGAAGCAATAGTCGTGAATCAATGCGTCTTGAAATGCGCCATCGAACTGGTCGCCTTCTGAGCCGCCCTGTGAGACTAGCACAACGCGGCTGTTCCATCTGTCGTGTGTTCTCCGTCGTGCCTCCTCCAGCATGCCGTCTTTCCATATCCAAACCTCATCACCATACACCCATCGAATGGATTTGCTCTGAAGATTTGCAAGGTTAGCACCGCCGATGTGAAGTGGCATGTGTGCAAAGAGAATCTCACCTTTGCGAAAGTTGCCTCGGTTCTTGCCTGTTGGCAGCAATGGCTCGACCTTGTCGTTTGTCTTCAGTGATGGATGAAAGCGTGTGTCAACCCATGCGCGTGCGTCGTCATCTGTCTGCATGGTGATGAGCGTTGGCCCAGGTTCTTCGGCAATGATCCACGGCAGCACACCTTCCAGCATGGTTGTTTTACCACTGCCGACTGGTGCCATGACGATGATCTCTTTGTTCTCATCATCTGCAATCTGTAGCATCGGCCAACGCAGCCAAGGTGTCGAGTCGATGTCGAAGTTCGGGCTTCGTGCTGACTGTGGCAGTTTGACATACTTGCACGCCCACTCGACGACGTTCATGTCGCTCGGTGGCGTGATAGCTTTGCAGAATGCTTTCAGTGCTATGCCCATTTAATCTAGAAAGATGTTCCCTTCTTCGTCCATGCGTATCACTCGGATGTCGATGGCAACTTCTCTGCCTTCATGAATCACCATTTGATCTTCGACGAATTCGATGACGTCACCAATCTCTGGCTTGCGGTCGCGTGGGAACTGGATTGCCTGGCATGAGCTGTGCCAATCGGTGTCAAAGCTTGGGTTGTAGCTGATGCAGACATCCCAGCACCACTCGTTCCAATCACGA